CTCTCGATCTCCAAGGCACATCGATCACGTCGCTGCCGAGCGGCCTTCAGGTTGGTGGCTCTCTCGATCTCCAAGGCACATCGATCACGTCGCTGCCGAACGATCTTAAGGTTGGTGGCTCTCTCTATCTCCGAGGCACATCGATCACGTCGCTGCCGAGCGGCCTTCAGGTTGGTGGCTCTCTCTATCTCCAAGGCACATCGATCACGTCACTGCCGAGCGGCCTTCAGGTTGGTGGCTCTCTCTATCTCCAAGGCACATCGATCACGTCACTGCCGAGCGGCCTTCAGGTTGGTGGCTCTCTCGATCTCCAAGGCACATCGATCACGTCACTGCCGAGCGGCCTTCAGGTTGGTGGCTCTCTCGATCTCCGAGGCACATCGATCACGTCACTGCCGAACGATCTTAAGGTTGGTGGCTCTCTCTACAAAGATTTTTAATTTTTATTCGTCATTCGGTTCGCAACTGAATGACGAATTTTAAACTTTTTTAAAGGAATCACACATGGTTAACAGTTGTCAAAAAGGTAAGAGAGGTGAACGTGAAGCCCGCGACGTCTTAAATGCGATCTTCGGCACCCACTGCCGCCGTGGGCAGCAGTTTTGCGGCAGACCGGATTCGCCAGATATTGCGAATTTCATTCCCGAGATTCACTTGGAGGTGAAGAACGTGAAGAATCTACAACTTAAGGCATCGCTCCAGCAGGCCAAGACCGATTCCGGAGAACATGAAATTCCAATCGTCATGTGGAAAAGGCCGAATTCGTCCGAATGGTTCTGGATTGTACCAATAGAGGCAATGCCAAAATTGGCAGCATTACTACACCAACAAATAAAACAAACCATCAATAGTGAAGCCTATGACGAAGCCGTTAAAAACGGATTAACACCAGAACAATTCAAACGATTAACCGTAGGCGAATTCTTAAGTCAATCAGAGGATGAACAAAAATGAATTTGCGTCCTTATCAAATCGAAGCCCTCGCCGCCGTCCAAAACCGATCCGTCCAACGCGGAATTGTCGCTCTACCGACCGGCTGCGGTAAATCGGTCGTCGCCTCGGAACTGCCCAATGTCCTTGGGACGCGGCGGCTTCTTTATATGGCTCACCGTGAAGAACTTATCAATCAGATGGCCGAACACTGCGAACGGGTAGTCGGCTACTGGGACGTCGATATCGAACAAGGAGACAGGCACGCTAATGCCGCCGCGTCAATTGTCGTCGCGTCCGTCCCTACGCTCGTCGCCCGCGACTGCCGACGACTGAAACTGCTCGGACAGAACCGGTTTGACGGCGTCATCATCGATGAATGCCACCACGCTACCGCCGATTCATACCTTAAAATCATGCAACACTTTGGCATGCTCGATGAGGATCGACATAAAACAACGAACTGTCAAATTCCCCTCATCGGCCTCACGGCGACACCGGGGCGTGGCGATAAGGTCGGACTGGTCAACGTCTTCGATGATATTCTTTATCAATTGAAAATCGCCCGGGCGATCAAGGACGGGTGGCTGGTGCCGATTCGAGCCTGGACGGTCGAGACCGGAGTCGATATCTCCGATGTCGGAACCCGACAGGGTGATTTTGCCGAAAACGAACTCGCGGAGGCCGTTAACACCGACCACCGGAACGACGTCGTTCTGGACGCCTGTCGAAAATATGCCGATGGTAAAAAGACCCTGATCTTTTGCGTCGATATCTCCCATGCCATCGCAATGGCCGATTTCTTCCATCATGAAGGATTAGAGGCCAGGGCCGTCTATGGAACGATGGGACAGGATGAACGCCGGGCCGTTATGGACTGGTTCGATAAGACGCCCGGGGCCATCTTGACGAACTGCCAGATCGTCACCGAAGGTGTCGATATTCCATCGGTCGAATGCGTCGTTATGGCGAGGCCTACCAAATCATCGACATTGTATGCCCAAATGATGGGCCGGGGAACACGGCTTGCCCGCGGGTCCTATGACTATACCGAATCAGTGAAACTGGGGAAATCCGAGTGCATTCTGCTCGATATCACGGACTCGATTCACGACGCCGGGAAACGTGCCGTGAATATCTGCGACATCTTCGGAGCACCACTGCCGACCAAGAAAATCGACGGACAAAACATCGTTGAAGAGGTCGAGGAACAGGAACGGGCTGTCCGTGCAGAAAAAGAACGGGTCGAGATTGAAACCGAACAAATGGAAACCCGCCGGCGGGAAGCTATCGCCAGATCGGTGGACCTCTTCGCCGGGTCGGTGGATATTCCCGGATCAACCTGCCAATGGACCGGTAGCGACAGCCTGATTCGATTGTCACTGGGAAAACACGGACTCATCACGGCCAGTCCGGACCTGATGGACCGATGGACCGGAACAATCTTTGATCATGAAACCAATCGAGAAATGGACCTTGGAATCGTTGGAAATACTCAGGAAGAGTTCGTCCGACTGGCGGAAGAATACGTAAATCGTACTTATCCAAATTCATCGTATTTGATCAATAAAAATTCCGGATGGAGGCATGATCCACCGTCTGAAAAGCAGGTTTCGCTCTGTCAAAAACTCGGAATCGGTATCCCGGACGGGGTCACGAAGGGGCAGGTTTCCATCGCGTTGGATAACTTTTTTAACCGAAAAAATCGTCAAAAAGTCGTGTCGAATGAATGAACATCGAGGAATTTTTCATGAAAAGTTACATAAAAATTGTGAACTGGCGAAAATTTCAGCACTATCGTCTTGAAAAACCACCGTGGATTAAACTGCATCGTTGCTTACTGACGAGCTACGATTTCACGGAATTACCCGACGAGACTAAAGGCCACCTCATGATGTTATGGCTCTTGGCGGCGGAAACCGGAAATCAAATCCCGCATGATATGAAATGGATTGAAAACAAAATAAACGCAAAGAAACATATTAATCTGCAACTTTTGATCGATCAGCACTTCGTAGAAATAGACCATGAGAATAGAGAGATTACAGACAATGAGCCTATTGACACTATAGAGACAGACTATAATCAGTCTAGAGTCGGTCTAGACTCGGACTATAAAAATTCTACCTCAGAGACAGAGACAGAGACAGAGACAGAGACAGAGACAGAGACAGAGACAGAGACAGACCCCTATACCCCCACGGGGGGTTCGACGACCGAACCGGCTTCGCCGGAAATTTCCAAACACCCAGGGGAAGGAAAATCAGGAACCGTGGCTGAATCGTTAACAGATGATAATAATTCCCATACTAAAACAATTGCGTTAGGTGAACGATTCGACCGCTTCTGGTCGGCGTACCCAAGGAAAGCCGGGAAGGGGCAGGCGAAGAAGCTCTGGTTTAAATTGAAACCCACCGAAGAACTCCTGGGCCGAATGCTCTTGGCGATTGAACAGCAACGGGAGTCGGACCAATGGCGGAAGGACGGAGGCCAGTACATTCCGTATCCGGGGACATGGTTGAATCAGAGCCGGTGGGAGGATACTACCGAAATTGAGATCGAACCCGCAGAACCGCGTCACGAGACTGGCTATGAGATCGGCGAGCGAGTTTGCGGCCCAGATTTCGGTAACCCAACGGCGGAACAGTTGGCGGCTGTCGATGCATTGGTCCAAGGGGAGGCGGAGTAATGGCGGAGTTGGAACTGAAATTTGACCGACAGGCGTTGGAGCGAGAATTGATCGCTGCCGGGGCTATTATTCGCGGAACCTCGGTGCGATGTCCGTTTCATGACGACAAATCTGCATCGGGGTCGATTCATCAAGGCGAGGATGGGGCGTGGCGGTACACTTGTCATGGCGGCGAATGCGGCGTATCAGGGGACGTATACGATATCAAAGCTCGTCGGTCGGGTCAAACTACGGTGGACGTTCTGAAATCACAGCCAAGGGCCGGGAAACCCTATTTGTCGGGTAGTTTCGGAGTGGGTACGACATCGAGTAAGCGTGTTTACAAAACGTTAAACGATCTACGAAACAGTTTGCCGCAGATTGAAACACAATATGATTATGTCGAAAATGGCAAGGTCGATCTGATTGTGTTTCGCTGTCGAGGGACGGACGGGAAAAAGACTTTTCGGCAAGCTCATCCGGTGGAGGGCGGGTACGTGATGGAGGCCCCGCCGAAGCCGTGGCCGCTCTTCGCCCGTCGGGTGATTCGGGAGGCAAAGCGGGTCGTTGTTGTGGAGGGCGAAAAATGTGCGGAAACATTGCTGCGATTAGGAATTGCGGCGACCACGTCGCCGTGCGGGGCCGGTAAAGCCAGCCATGCCGACTGGTCGATTCTGGCCGGCAAGGAAGTGATCCTGTGGCCGGACAATGACGAACCTGGGATTAAGCATATGCGGGAAGTGTTGCAGATTTTGCAACAATTGAATCCGTCGCCGTTGGCGAGTTGGCTTGAACCGGCGTCCGTGGAATTGCCTGTTAAAGGCGACGTGGCGGATTATGTCGCTCAATTCGGAGAATGTGAAACAGATTTGAAACGGCAGGCGGTGGAAGTCGCATTATCGGAGGCGAAAACGGATCGAGTCTCGGACGCACTCGGAAAGCAGATCGACGATGTAATCAGTGGTAAACGTCGGGCCGTTAAATGGCCGTGGCCGTTTCTGACCTCACTGAGTCGGGCACTTATTCCGGGGACAGTGACGCTTCTCTGCGGCGATCCGGGATCGTCGAAATCATTTTTCGTTTTAGAGGCGGCGGCATATTGGCACGATCAGAATATACAAACGGCGATTTTGGAGCTTGAAGAAGATCGAACGTATCATCTAAATCGGGCATTGGCTCAAAGATCGGGACTTTCGACGTTGTTTGATGATGACTGGGTGGCGGCTCATGGTGACGATGTTAAGGCGTTATTTGACAACCAGCGTGAATGGCTCGACGGATTTGGAAAATGTATCTGGGAGGCCCCAAATGAACAGATGTCACTCGATGAGATAACCGATTGGGTTCGCGATCGTGTTAAAGCTGGATGCAGGGTAGTTGCGATTGATCCGGTGACGGCGGCAAAAGGGACAGACAAGCCGTGGCTGGATGACCTTAAGTTTATCATCGAAATTAAAACGATTATTCGTGGAACTGGAACGAGCTTGATTTTGGTAACGCATCCTAAAAAGGGACGCGGAAAAATGATGGGACTGGATGAGCTTTCGGGCGGTGCCGGTTATGCACGATTCAGCCAGACCGTTTTATGGTTAGTGCAGCATGAGACGGATGAGAAATTTGAGGTTCATTCGTCGATGGGCGGAGTGGCTGAATTAGAAGCAAATCGATCATTGTTGATGTTAAAAACACGCAATGGAATTGGTCAGAAACAGGGAATTGCCTATAAGTTTTCAGGCGGTACTTTGTGTTTTAATGAAATCGGCTTGATTTTGAATAAACCGAAGAAGCGAGGGACGTATGGAAATAAATCTGCGAATCAGGATTGACACGTGTCGGCATTGTCCTTTTTGCGGGGCATATCCGACAGAATCCAATGAACCCGGTAAACGTAGTTGGGGATTCCGATGTCTGGCGAGTGCGGATAAGCGAATGATCTGGGAGCGATGGGAGACGATTCCGGACGACGTGCCGGTGATGTGCCCGGGGAGGTCCGGACAGTTTAATGGGGCGTGGAACGACAGGATAGGGAGATTGTGAGATGAAATTTTTGACGTATTGGCTGTGTCGATTGATCATGTGTATTTTCCGAATTCCAAGAAATTCGGAAGCGATATTCGAAGAACCGGCTCTAACTTCTGGAGTGGAACTTTTGCGATTGCTGGATAATGGTTATACGCTGGTGTTGCGAAGGACGGGAGCGGAAATATATATAGCGATTGCTACTAGGTCGCGGATCATAGCATACCCACCGTATCACTATTTGGAAATACGAGGGTTGCCGCTTAAGGGTGTGAGTTATCTGGCGGATATGGTTTATCAGAGTGGTGGTTTTGAAAGGAAAAATAATGAGTAAGGCACCGATGCCTAAATTGAGAGCAGTTCCAGTGCCTAGGCCGATTGCAAAACAGGAATTGGATTACGAATACGAAGAACGGGCGGCGATTCGGGAATATGATGGTCATTTCCCGAGGCCGATTGCGGAAATATTGGCGAAGAACGAAATAAAAGGCGGTGAACGATGAATAAAGAAAAAATTATGCTCGAACAGGCTTTTTCGTGGGTATGTCCTCAGTGTGGAACAAAAAACTTTGAATCAGGCGTAGTATGTGAACTGACCCCGGATGAACTCCAAGAAATTAAAGATGATTTAGGGGTAGGCGATGGCGAAGTTGTTGGGCAGCCTGAAAAAGTTACGTGTTGTAAGTGTAAAGAAATATTTGAAACTATGGGGCCAGAAGATTTTGAGATTAATACGGAAAGCGGTGAACGATGAGCGAAGTGAAACAAATTGTGATTGATAAAGTGCTCGCAGAAACACAAGTTGAGTGTCCGAATTGTAACGGATTTGGCTTTAAAGGATCAGAAGACAAGATGTGTGCTTTATGCGGTACGGATACAAATACTACAGGTGGAAAGGTCACTATAGGGCATTTACTGAGAAGTCCTATCGAATCTAAACGATTCGCAGCTTCTTATAATGCCTGCCGTTCCCTCTCCACGGAGGCGTTGGAGGCGGGAGTGGTAGAGAAGATGGTGGAGTATATCAAGAAGCTTGGTTGGTGCAGAAAACAAAGTCGATGCACAAATTGCGACTGTGAACTTAGTCAAATCCTCAAACTTTTGGAAGGGAGTAAATAATGGATGCTCTAGGACAAGCGTTTAACAATAATGCTCATTACTGTTTGACAATGGAATCTCTTCATTCTGCTGCGGTTGAAGCAGAAGAGTTTAATCTCGTGGCAATCTTAAAACCAAGGATATTTATAGACGGCGATCAGTGGTGCGTGTTGTACGGTCAAAACATTCAGGATGGGGTGGCTGGCTTCGGGAAAAGTCCGATATTGGCAATTTATGATTTCAACAATGCTTGGCGTACAGAATTGCCGAGTAAGCTTTTAGAAGGGAGTAAATAATGATAACTGATAACGATGCAAATAGAATTTTTCAAATTGAATCTGAAAACGCACAGCTTCGCCAGCGGGTGAAAGAACTGGAAAAGCAAAACGCTCAATATCTCAACATATTTGCTGAAGCAGAGCGAGCCAAGGACCAGCGTATCCGCGAACTTGAAGCTAAATTATCTGATGCTAATAGTAGGTTAGATAAGGCGATAAATGCGAGCGATAAATATATGCATGTCAGTATGGAAGAATACAGAAAGCTTGAAGCTGAGGTTGCAGGGCTGAAAGTAGCGATAAAAAAAGTCGTTGACACTGCGGACTATCAAACTGGAAATGAGCCTGAATGTAGTGTGGATTATTTTGCGATGAAAGAGCTCAAAAATGCTCTCTCCACTCCCACCGGCAACGCGATTCTGGCAAAGGTGGAAGCGGCAGATGAGATGTTTAAAACTCTCGTTAAAGTTGAATTTCTTTTTAACGACGAGTACACGTCAAAGGATGAAGAGTTTACGTGTCCACTGTGTCATTGGGGCAGTAAGCATGGACATAGTAAAGATTGTCAAATAGGCAAAGCTCTCGCCGCTTACCGCGAGGCCTGCGAAAGCGAGGCGAAGAATGGGTGACTCAATCAATCCTAATAACGTTAGAAAATGGATGCCTATTATGTATGCCACATTTTACGGTATCCTTAAGGAAATAGCAGAAAAGCACGGATATGCCGTGGCTGTCCACGGTTCGCTCACGAGAGATATGGACCTTGTGTTAATTCCGTGGATAGAACACCCAGGCCCGGTAATCAAGGTTTTGAAGGAATGGCACGATACGATTGATGATTGCCCTTGTAGTGAGGATGGTGTTCCATACTCGTCAATTGGTAACAAGCCTCACGGTCGAATAGCTTATACAATTCCGACAGGTGGCGGAGGCTATATCGATGTTAGCGTAATGCCGACTAAAGAAAGCGAGGCGAATGAATGATTGAGTCATGGATGAAAGTTAAAGAGGGTACTAATCCAGATCGAGTTAAAATGCCATTAACTTGTCAGCATGATTGGCAAGCTGAATACGACATGCTTTTGCCTGACGGAAAGACATGTGCGAATTGCCGCAATTGCAGACGGTGCTGTGGAATGTTCGGAGCTAGCCCAGATAATACAATGTGTGATTTTTATCCAAGTCGATACAGCGAGGCGGAGAAAGGGGCGAAGGTATGATCATTGATATCGGTACCAACATATCATCTTTGATATTTATTTACATGGTGTATCGTTGTTTTAAAGCTGTATTCAATTATTTTTCGGGAGAATGAAAATGACCTACCCTGAACTGATGACGAAGATCGTGAAGTTGCCTGGCTGGGCGTGGGAATGGAAGTTAGGAGATAAAGCATGGATGCATTATATGCGTGATATAGTCCTAATTTGTGGAATATTGCCAAAAGAAAACGGGCTTGAATGTGTTTTAACACCTGTTATCGGAATGCCTGAATTATGGTGTCAGCCGTCGATAGGATTTGTTCCTCTCCCCACCATCGAGCAGTTTGACGCAAAATTCGATGAAGCTGGTTATGATTTCGAAATGCGTCGATGCGGTGATTCATATGTGATTTCGGCTATTGATCGAGACACTCGCTATCGTCACGAAGATGCGTGTAACAAGAGTATTCTGATGCAGAGTATCTCGGAATTATACGCCCGCGTCGTCCTCGGCTACGAACTGCGATGGGGGGAGTTTGTGAAATGTTAACCGACGATACTCCGCCGCTCAATTTCAGAGAGGCGAAGAAGAAGAAGGCAAAAAGACCGTGGAAGATTGAAATGCGATGGCCGTCGTCGCAAATTGGTGCATGGAATAATTGGAGCAAGTTCGCTAGTTACGAAACTGAAAAACGACGAGATCAAGCATTGATCGACTTGAATAGAAGTTGGAGTACAAAAACAAGAACATGTGAATTTAGAAAGGTAGACACAGAAAGGAAAACAAAATGATTGGTGGATTTTATCCTTATCAATTTCAAATATTTTGTAGATTTAGCATGCCGTGTATGCAAATAATAAAAGTAAGCGGTAAACGACAAAAGAAAAGATTGCTATATCTTCAAAAGCTTACTTTTAAAAAACGTTCAAATTACATATCAGGATTGTTTATTTCGACTCCGCATAGTGGAGATAATGTAATATTTGATTTAATGGAGAAAATGTTAAGCCGCATTCGCACGACGTAAAATATTGATAATCGTCGTGTGGTACCATTTTCCACCACGACAATCGATGTTCTGTTTTTCGAGTTCGTCGGCTATCTTACGGAGCGATAGCTTTGATTCTTTGAGTTTTATGATCATGGCAATAATTCGTTGTTCTGTTTCGTCTTCGATCATCAATGCAGGATTGGTTGGGTTGCGTGTCCAGCCATAGGGAGTTAAGTTCGACATTCGGCGACCGTTTTTTTGATGTCGGAGCATAGCAGCCTTTGTTCTGGCGGCATTTACTTTTAGTTCGTATTCGGCAAATGCTGATAATATTTGTATAACTAGCCGATTTTCGGGAGTGTCTTCATTTTCGCAACCTGTAACGATTTCGATCTTTGCTCCGTTTTTGATAACGGCCCGGCGGATGCACTCTGACAGGTATACATCACGGGCCAGGCGATCCAATTTGTAGGCGATGAGGATGTAGTCGCGTTTCAATGATTCAACGGCATCCCAAAGCCCAGGGCGATCCTCATCCGCCCCGGACATGGCTCTATCCTCAAATTCGCCCACGATCTCATAGTTGTGTTGGTGGCAATAGAGACGACAATAATCCAATTGAGTTTCGATGGATTCTGACTTGTCGGCGTTGCGACGCGGTGAAAAACGAGCGTAAATAACGGCTTTCATTTGGTAACCTCTATTTCGCTTGAGTTATAGAGTCGATTCAAATTCTGTTCAATGGCATAGTTTAAGGTTTCATTGGACATGTCATTAATTATTTTCATTGATTTCATCAATTCTAATTTTGTTCCTGATTTAGCAAACAAGGGCATACCGGTATTTAGTTCATAAGCTTGATAGCCACCACGATCATAATGAATTATTATTGGTATGTTGGGATGATTTGGCAAAGTGTGCCTTTTGCCTGATATGCGTTTTAATGTGAGAGGTAAACGATACGGTTTGGGATTTATAAGATATCTTTTCATTTCGTGCAATGCTCCTTCCTAAACGGCAATAGCTTGGGATAAATGACGAAAATAATCGAGACAATCACCATTGGAAAAATCGATTTTAACGAGATTGTTTTTGATGTGGTCTCGTTCTGATTTCGGGGCGGACTTAATCGCTTCGATGGTGACAGATAGAGGGATGATGTTCATTCCTCTAGGTCCATTGATTTCGAATAGCGTGTCGATATTGTAGCCTTTTTCTTCGACCAATGTATCAAGCCATTTACTAAACGTCATGGATTTGTCCTTTCGTGTTCGTGGTTTAACTCTCACTCCACCTATTACTATATCGACTGTTTCAAAACGTGTCAATACTTAATCGTACTATTTGCTATCTATTTCAGGTTTGCATGCTTGACGTCCTATTTCGATTTCGATACTGTATTCGATACGGTGTCGGTGTCGATGCGATGTCGATATCGATTACAATAGTCGATAATCAATATCGATAGTCGATATCGGTAATCAATCACAGTAATTAATATCGATATTCGATAACGATGATTAATACAATGACGGATGTCGATACGGTATCGATATCGACCCGTAGCCTATCAGCATATCGCATCAATGACTCGACAGACGATCAAGCGACCGACCGATCAATCAATCGACCAATCGACCAATCGATCAGCCGACCTATCTGGCGATGGGACAACGATACGGCGACACGGACGCCCGCCCGCGATCCCCTGCCGATTCTCAATAAGCCGTAGTGAGCATTATCGAGCGTCGCCAAGTGGATCGACCCCCTGCCGATCTAGTTCGATTTCCGTTTCCACCCTCATTTCCAGCGTGCCAGGGCTGGTGTGATGCGGTCGCACTACACCAGCACAGTGACAGCGTTGACGGTGAGCGATGAGGACAGCGTGTGAGTGATGCAGGTAGGGTAGTAGGGGACCCATGTTAGCCAGTGAGTCGGGGATTTTTTGACCACACCCCCGCCCCGTCGTCGCGACGGTACCCGTACCTACCTCGCCCTCGTCCCCTCTCCGTTTATCTTCGTTCCGACCCAGTCGCATCGACACCCCCACCCCCTCGTTTATAAAATTATGAATTTACGACGTTCATACCAATACGTACTATGCCGTACCAAAATATACAGGATAGTAGAATAAAATATTTATCGGGGTATGTTAATAGGCATGGAATCGAAAGGTCAATTACGAGAAAGGCTAGTCCGTGAGGGACGATGGAATGCATTCGTAACGAGACGCGAAGACTTGAAGGTTGGCGGTATGAATGCCAAAGAGGCGACGCAAACAGCGGCCTCGGAGTTTCCGCCCCTAAGTCCTGATGAACTGGCATCAAGGGAAAACGATGAGAGAAACGAAGACAACATTCAAGATAGCGAGATTGATGGCAATACTGTTGCCGCTGGCGTTCTTGCCGATATTGCTTCTCAACTCCCCGATGACGGACAAGTCACTCTCGCCATGTTCGCCGACAAACCCAAGGCCAATATTCGCGAAGTGGTCCAATGGGTTTTCGATTTCATGGAAATCGACGACGTTACTCCCGACATGGCTCCAAGTTCAGGAGCCTGGGGGCTTCTTAAATGGGCAAGAGCGTCGCGAAATAACAAGACCGAATTTTATCGAACCCTGTACGCCAAGTTTATTCCAAGTAAAGCCCAAATCGATAACGAGGACAAGTTCGCCGATGACGGACGAAAGCAACTCGACATTCTTGATCGCATCACGACCGCATATAAAGACGCCTTATTATCATCTCGTTCCGAAAGACCCGGTGGCGAATGCTGCCTATCGACGGGACGTGTGGAAAATGGGAGCGTCCAACAAGAATGACGCCAGAGAAATCTGGATCATGTGTAGTCGTGACCCGCTGTATTACCTGAACACATTCGGGTGGACGTATAACCCAAAGTTTAAAGTGAACGGGGACCTATTCCCTGTCATTCCGTGGATCACCTGGGATGTTCAGGATGAGGCGATGATTGCTCTGTTTGAATCTATCCTGGGCGGGGAGGATGTGCTCTTTAAAAAGTCGCGGGAAATGGGGGCGAGTTGGGACTGCGTCGAGGCGATGGAATACCTGTGGCATTTTCGGGATAACCTCTCGTTCCTGATGGTCAGCCGAAACGAGGACTATGTTGATAAGGCGAGGAATCCGAAGGCCCTGTTTTGGAAGTTGGACTTCATTCTTGAAAATCTGCCGTCGTTCATGAAGCCGCATGTCAATCGTGTTCGATTATCGATCTACAATGAAGACACCGGATCGACCATCGACGGCGAATCGACGACTGGGGATGTGGCTCGTGGCGACCGGCGAACGGCGATTCTGATGGACGAAATCGCCGCCTTTGAGGTGACAGACGGCTATCGGGCAGAGGCTTCTACACAACATGCAACCGACTGCCGGATTTTCAACTTTACCCCGTCCGGGACGGGCAATGTAGCTTATGATCTCGCCCAGAAACCCGAACTGCGAAAGATCGTCCTTCACTGGTCGCGGCATCCGGATAAAAGCAAAGGATTGTACACATCCGAAAACGGGAAGGTAAAGATTCTCGATACGAGCTATGCCTTTCCTAATGACTACCCGTTCATTCTGGACGGGAAACTTCGGTCTCCCTGGTACGATCTTCAGTGCCGACGGGCCGCTCATCCGATGACTATCGCCGCCGAACTCGATATGGACTTTCTTGGAAGCACATATCAGTTCTTTGACGAAGGGGTCTTGACGAAACTCAAGATCGAATATGTTCGACCCCCATTCGCCGTCGGCAATCTGTCTTTTGACCATGAAAGTTTAGAGACTTTTGAATTTGCCTTGGCTGAGAAAGGGGCGTTCAACCTGTGGGTCACATTGGTCAATGGTCGCTTGCCTTCAGATCAGAGCTTTGTAGTTGCCGCCGATATCGCGACGGGGACCGGGGCATCGAATTCCACCCTGTCTATCGGCAATGAAAAGACGAAAGAGAAGGTGGCCGAATACGCCAATTCACGGATTAAACCCGAAGACTTCGGTAAGCTGGCTGTGGCCACTGCTAAATTTTTTAATGATGCGTTTATGATCTGGGAAGCCAACGGTCCGGGTCGGATTTTCGGAAATACTGTGATAGAGGTCGGATATAGAAACATCTTCTACCGGCAACAGAACGATCAGAGTTTGAATCAGAAGACGACGGACGTCCCAGGCTGGTATTCCACTCGTGAAAATAAACTGACTCTGCTCGGTAATTATCGAAAGGCCTTGGGCGGTCTGGACCATCCGAGCGAATTTGTGATTCGATCCGAACGGTCACTTCAGGAAGCCCGCGAGTACATTTATCTGCCGAATAATTCAGTTGAACATTCTAAGTCATTGAATCTGATCGATCCCACTGGAGCGGGAGAAAACCACGGGGATATGACGATAGCGGATGCCCTGCTATGTAAGGGATTGAACCGGTCCACGGTGACGGAGAAAGAATCAGAACCGGACGTTCCGGAAAGCAGTTTATTGGCCCGTCGGAATGCGTACATGAAAACAATGGTTGAGGATTGGTAATGGAATTTTTTAACGACCGACAATTGGGAAAGTTGTACCAGGCGATGCGGTCTAGCCGTCGAAAACTGGAACCGTTCCGAACGAATCGGATCGATGCCTTGCGACAATTTGTCGGTAATCATTATTCCGATGATGGCGCCACTGACCGCGTTCCGATCAATTTGCTGGAACTCGCGACGAGCATTTATGTTCGTCAACTTGCAGCCCGGGCACCTCGCGTAATGGTATCGACTCCGCACAAGATTTTGAAACCACATGCGGCCAATTTGGAGGCGGCCACGAATTTCCTATTAAAGAAGATCGCCTTCGGTGAAACGCTTCAGCGGGTAACAGTCGATGCCATGTTCGGTGTTGGGATCGTCAAGATCGGTCTGACAAAGATCGGCACTGTGAATATTGCGGGGATTGCCCATGATTACGGCCAGCCTTTTGCCGATGCTGTTGGACTCGATGATTGGGTTCATGATATGTCGGCCCGGCATTGGGATGAAATTCAGTTTTGTGGAAATCAATACCGGCTTCCTTATGAACTCGTGATGGATTCAGGATTTTATAACGGCCCCGGGAGAGACCGATTGACTCCGTCTGCTCAGACAAATATTGATGATTTGGGAGATGAACGGGCCGAGGCGATTTCTCAGGGAATAGGCTCGTCGGATATCGAGGAATACCGAGACCATGTTAACCTCTGGGATATCTGGCTTCCGATGGAAAATCTGCTCGTAACGCTTCCGGCGGACGGGGATGGGCCGCCATTACGGGTTGTGGAATGGGACGGTCCGGAACGCGGACCCTATCAAATCTTGCGGTACGAGGATGTGTCCGGGAATATCATGCCGCTTCCGCCGGTATCGCTCTGGATGGATATGCACGAACTCGTCAATCAGATTTTTTGCAAGATCGGTCGTCAGGCGAAACGTCAGAAAGATATTTTGGGTGTTCGAACCGGGGGCAGTGCGGACGGAAATCGTGTGATCAATGCCGGGGACGGCGAGGCCGTCAATATGGACGACCCTAACAATGCACGCGAATACAAGTTCGGCGGGATCGATCAGCGGAATCTCGCGTTTATGCTGTCCATGAAGGATTTGTTCTCTTATCTGGCCGGCAATCTGGATTCACTGGGCGGTCTCTCTCCGATGAGTGGCACGGTCGGTCAGGATCAACTACTCGCTCAGAACGCCAGTAAGCGTGTGTCTGATATGCAGGACCGTGTCATTGACTTTACCTCAAAGGTGGTTCGTGATCTGGCATTTTATCTATGGAACGATCCCTTGATCGAATTGCCGCTGGTGCGACGGATCAAGGGAATTGATATGGATATCCCGGTGACGTTTACTCCAGAACAGCGGGAAGGTCAGTTCCTTGATTACAATATCGATATCGAACCTTATTCCATGCAGCATGAATCCCCGGGAATGAAATTGCAGACGCTGGTACAGGTCTATACTCAGTTTATCGCTCCGAATTTGCAATTGATGCAGCAACAGGGGATTGCGGTGAACTACGAGGCTCTGCTTCGTATTATTTCCAAATACTCGAATATGACGGAACTCGATGACGTTCTCACGTTTTACGATGCTCCCCAGATTTATCAGCCTGGTCCCGTGGGGGAAATGCCTACTAAGGCGAATACCAGTCACCGGACCTATGAACGGATTAATCGCCCTGGAGCAACCAGTCAGGGTAAAGACGCAGCCATGATTCAGGCGTTGCTCGGTGGTGATACGCAGAATGCAGAGAAAGCGACAATTGGAAGGAGTGTTGGATAATGCCCTATTATTGTTTCCGATGCTCGACGTGCGGAAAAGTTACAGATCGTTTTTTTTCAATTTCCGATTGCCCGAATACGATTCCGTGTGACCATTGCCGGAAAACGGCATCGCGGAGTGTTGTCGATGAACAGCGGGGCGTTCGTGAAGTGATGCAGAAAGGTGGGGTTTATCAGATTTCTGATGCCGCCGGCGTTGCTCCTTCCCAGGTGAAAGAGGCAACAGATCATTCACGCAAGATCGGTATTCCAACAGAGTTTACGCCTGATGGTCAGGCGATTTTTACGAGCCGGTCGCACCGGAAACGGTATCTGGAAGCGGTCGGACTTTTTGATCGAAATGGCGGATATGGCGATCCGCAGAGACAGAAACGTTTTTAACTAAGCGAGGAGTAAGTCATGTTTGAGCTGATGATGGTATTGGGTTTGATGGCGGTTTTAACGATGTCGTTTGCCGATGGCGAAGGCGGTAGTAGTATCGGCGAGACGATTGAACATGAAGACGGAGGGAAGGATGATTTTCCCGACGACGATTTTGATGTGAGTGATCCTTCGGACGAAGAGAAGAAAGAGCCGTCCGAAAAGGATAACGACGGAGACGATGCGAATGATGAGAAAGCCACTCGCAAAGAATCCAAAGATAAATCGGCTGTAAAGAAGACGAAGGCGAAGACAGAAGAAAAGAAGTCCGAGAAAAAGACAGAAAAAAAACAATCTGTGGACGATGCCGGTGAAAAATCGGAAGAGGAAATTCCTGAAATCGACGACGATCTCAAAAGCCGGGCCAAGGGGTACGGACTCTCCGAAGAAGAAATGGAAGAGTACGGGGCGGAACGCCTGAAGAAGGTTTTAGACAATCTGGATAGCCGGTTTGACCGCCGAATGGCGGAACTGGGTCGTTCCAGACAGCAGAAACCGGAAGAAAAGCAGGAAACAACCCCCAAGGAAGAAAAAAAGGAAGAGGGCAAAAAGGATTCTTCTGGGACGCCCGAGGAATTCAAGATCGAACTCGATCCGGAAATCCACGATCCGGATTACATTAAGACGTTCGAAGGAATGAAGAAGCACTATACCGACCGCATTTCCAATCTGGAACAGAAACTGAATACGTTTCTGAAAAAGGCGGACGATGAACGTGCGGCTCAGGCTAAGGCGTCGATTGAAAATGGGTTCGATCAGGCCATAGATTCGCTGGGTGCGGACTATGAGCCGTTATTCGGGAAAGGTCGTGGACGGGAGATGGACTCGAAGAGCGAAACTTTCGCGAATCGGATCAAGGTCTTCAATGAAATGCGAATGCTGGCGATTGGATACAGTCAGTCGGGAGAGAAAATTCCGAAAGATTTATTCCAAAGGGCTGTTCGCAGCGTGTTTGGTGAACAAATGAAGGAATCTTCAAAAACAAATGCCCGTAAGGAAATCAGTAATACGCTGAATAAGCAAAAGAGTCAGATGCTTTCGCGTCCGACCGACCGACGCAAGACGAAGTCGTCGGACCCGGATCAGGATGCCCGCGATTTCGCTTCGCAATTTATGCGGGAGCACGGTCAAGATACGACCGAAGAGCAGGAAGATTTTGAACTTTGACGGGCTTAACTTTTAAGAAAGCAGGTGTAAATTATGAGTGTTACGTTAACTGATGATCAGATCAGAGACCTGGCAACGGGTACTCTGAAAAAAATGGGACGATTGAAATTCAATCAGATCGCTCAGCGGCTTCCAGATTACGAGGTAATGTCTCGAATCATGAAGCGGGATAAAGTGAAATTCGACGATGGCAACGGCATTACCAGATACCTGATGGTGAAGACCAGCGGGGCGGCTCGTAATGTCGGTCTGTATGAGCCGGATCAGGTGAATGTCGGTACCGTGCTGGAAGAGGTCACGATTCCGTGGCGACATTCCACCACGAACTACAGTTACGACCGTCGGGAACTGGCAATGAACGCCGGGGAATCCAAAGTGGTTGACCTTCTGAAGAGCCGCCGGGTGGACGCCCTGATTTCTCAGGCGGAACTGATGGAGCATGATTTTTGGTCGAAGCCGGAATCGATTGCCGACAAAAAACCGATCTTCGGAATCATGTACTGGATCGTGAAAAATGTCACGCTCGGATTCAATGGCGGTGCCCCGACGGGTTTTTCGGGCGGTGCCGGCGGACTGGTGCATGACAATTGGAAGAACTATACCGGCCAGTATGCCGCCGTTTCGAAGACCGACCTGATCGCCAAGATGCGGAAGGCTTATCGCCAGTGTCGATTCAAGTCCCCGGTGGATGTGACCGATTACCGGCGAAAAGGTGGTCCGGGAGATAAATACCGCATTTACATGAACGAAGACACTATCGAGACGTTTGAAAATGTCGCCGAGAACCAGAATGACAATCTGGGCCGGGACGTGGCCTCAATGGACGATTCGGTCGTGTTCAAAAAGAATCCGATCCGCTGGATTCCCTTCCTCGACGACGATACGACCGATCCCGTCTACATGCTGAACTGGGAATGGTTCGAACCCGTCTTCCTGAAGGGCGAGTATATGCGGGAATCGAAACCGACACAGTCCCCGACGCAGCATACGGTGGATGTGGTTCACATCGATACGACGTGGAACCTCCTCTGCACGAATCGGCGGGAGCAGGCGGTGTTCTCCAAGTAGACTTGACATGAACCGGGCCTGGTGGTCCGGTCTCGGTTTTAAAAATTTTAACGAAAACGAAAGGAATATATTATGGGACAGGGATTTCAGGTTTTAACTCCGAATTCGGTGACGAAAGAGCCGCGGCGAGTGTATTTCACTGAGAGCGGAGCGTTGACGATGGGTTTGGGTGTCTGTTTTGATCGGGATTACACGAGTGCGTCCGACGGTGAGTCCGCTACGGACGAACTTGGTTTCCGAAACAATGCCGTCGCCTTGCCGGACTCGACGAACAATCTGTCGTTTGCTGGTGTGGTCGCTGAAAATTATGAAGCCGTACCCGGTGGACAGTGGATTATGATCTATGAACCCGGAAGCGTGGTTCTTGCCAGAACTGCCGTCACGGCGACGATTGGGAATTACCTCACGTGTATTGTCGGGGGTGACGATGCCGGGAAGTTCGGCTCAGCGGGCTTCATGGGTCGCGGTACGGTTCGAGTGCTTCAGACGATCACCGAGGCAGGATTGGTTATGGCTGAACTTCTGGATGGAAATGAATCCGGACTGGTCGAAACGATCACCACAGTGGCTGCCGGTGGAGCTAAAACAGCAATGATCGGCGGTGTGACGCAGTTTACCGGCGTTGCATTGACCGGCGATGTGACGTTGACATTGGCGAACGGAGTTCTGTATGGCCAGAAAAAAGCGTTTAAAACGCTGTTTGATTATGGTGATTCCAAAGATGTTGTCATCACCGTGACGAGCGGAAAACAAGCGGATGATTCGACAGCACTCGCGTCTATTACGATGGACGACGTTGGTGATTTATCGGTATTGGAATGGGCTGGTGATAAGTGGAAATTGATCCACAATACAGGATCGACTCTCGCTTAGGCCGCCATGCGGCGGATGGCGGGGAGTTATGACCCCCGTCATCCATTTTGATTTTTTTAATCATATTTTCGAAAGGACTTGATGATGCTGGACGATATCAGGGCGATATTTGAACAAATGCTGGGGACGAAAGAGATTCCCGAGGCTGTGATAAACCTGTATACGAAGGTGAAGTTCGCCTACGACCGGGTCGGCGGAGGGGCATTATCGCCACAGACAATGGCCTTGATCGCCATTCTGGGCGGAGAAATGAACGATCCGAATCAGAAACTGGAAGAACCTAAAAAATCGGACGAACAGACAATCCCGTCCGTTCCGCCGATTCCGAAGACGAAAAAATAACGAGGTGACGAATGACTGATTCATCGCTATTACTTGGATACACGGATTTTCAGAAGGCCGTCGGTTCGTTTCTTGGGTACGGATCGGATGCGACGACCTGGACGGAATCACAAGTAACCGAAGTGGACGATTTAATTCAAAGCGGACTTCGGCAATTTTATCTGCCGATAATCCCTGGGACGGATCAGGTGTACTCTTGGAGCTTTTTGAAACCGATTGCATCGCTGGCGACGACGGCGAATACGGGCGATTACAACCTGCCGGATGATTTTAGCGGATTGGTGGATGAAAAGCTGACGTTTGCTCCCGGGGATTATGGACATTTACCTGTCACAATGATTGGCGAGGGTCAAATTCGTATTCTTCGGCAGAAGACGGAGGCCGGCAGGCCGCGATTTGCATCGATACGCCCCAAAGCCAATACCGGTGCCGCTGGTCAGAAATTTGAAATCTTGTTTTATCCGACGCCGGACGATGCCTATATACTCTCGTACCGTTATAACGTGCAACCGAACAAAATCAGTACAATAAGCCCCTATCCTTATGGCGGTATGACCAATAGTGAGTGCATACTGGAAAGCTGTTTAGCGATGGCGGAAAATAGGTCTGACGATACGGTCGGATTACATCAGGCAAAGTATCAGGAACGATTGGCGGCAAGTATTCGATACGATCAGAAGATCAGTACTCCGGAATATCTGGGATATAACGGCGATCCGTCGATACGGAATCAGGAAACGCCGGAACGATTTCGATCTGTGACGGTGAATGGTGTTTTGTATGGAGGTTAATGATGACTGAACCTAAAGCAGATGGATTATATATTGCGGCTGTAACATTCAAATCAAGACCTGAAACGTATCGTGAGGGGATAACCGAGGTCGATACGACATCAGTGGTGGATGTTTCATCGGCTTCGGAGTGTTCAGATGCTTATCACAAGGAAGCTTCTAAACCAGCAAAGCCATTTCTTTGCAATACCGCACGGATTCATATTCGTGGGAAGACCAATATAAAATCGGCTATTAAAGTCATTCCAGTATTATTCAATTCCGAAGGCGGATCAGGAAGAGTTCTTGAAGATTACCCTGAAATCACATTAGATGTGACCGATCAGAAAGACGGCGATTGGTTTTTAACGAAGTGGCATTCGTGTGACGTCGGGCCGGATGATATTGGACATTTGTTTGTTAGTAGTATGGGGACGGCAACCGAGGTCCTTTTGGAAACGAGACGGGATTAACCCCCCCCCGGCGGCGGGACTTTGAGAGGTGAAATATGGCTGATCTAACGACATTAACAGATGTGGAACTCGACGCAGTGATTGCGTCTGCTGCAAGCGGGGCAACGCTGGAGGCAGCAAAGAATGAAAAACAGCGACGGCGAATCGAATCACTGAAATCGCAGTTTGCGGAGTATGCGTCGGATCGTGGCTTTGCTGATTTTACTGTCACGGAAACCGCTACAGGTTTAATCCTCTCCAATGTCGAGGAGGAACCCAATGAGTTATAATTTTTATGCCCGTGCCGATGCTGTTGGTAATGCTGGTTCAGGTTGTACAGAAACTGTTTCTCCAGTTTGGTCTGGTACTGTAACGATAAATGATAATGTTGTAACAAAAGTCTCTGGAGATAATTTCCCGCAATCTCTGCTAGATGGGAATCATTTCATACGACTTGATCCATACAATGCAGTAGGGGTGGATTCTAATATCAGGATCGTATCTGGTAATGCAACGACTCTTGTATTAGCTGAAAGTGTTTTTGTCGAGGAAGAAATTGATGCAAACATAGGGGGTGCATTTTTAAGTTTAGAAGAATTCATTGGTACAGCATCGATTACATCTAAAATTCCTTACGCAAACGGATCGACAATAAATGATGTAATTAACATGTATGTTGGATACGGACTTTACGTGTTGAACAATACATTGAAGCCATCGAGTAGTACACAAGACTCAGTGTGTATGCGGAGAAATATTATTGGTTTGAAGTCCGACGGGAGTCAAGCTAGTTTTGTAGATGGTGTTTTTGATGGTCCAATTATTTCAAACAACACCTCTGTTATTTTTATTAATGCCTGCGAAGTTACTGTTGATGGACTTAAACTATATAATACATCAACAAATTCAGGTGCTGTTTGTGGGGTTATGGCTGGTAAATATAATATTGGTTTAAGACATTTATATGTTGTCGGTGGGATTGGTGGTATAAGTAGTGCAGACGGTTCATCTTCTAATATTCAAGAGTGCCTGATTGAAGATGTTAATGGAAAAGCAATTCTCGGTTACAACTCCTATGTATCTCGCTGCGTTTCTAAACGATGTTATTACGCATGGAGCGGATCGCTTTCGTCATTCTGCGAATGTGTCGAGTACGATACAATTAATAACTTAGGATTTTTTACTGGTTATCCTGTTGGGTCGGATTTCTCGTTCTGCCGATTTACATCTGATAAACAATTTATGTTTACAAAGGGACAACTTAATTTTAATCGTTGTACATTTGATCATTCACTTGATTTGAGCGGGTGTGGTTTGGGTGGTCAGGGCGGTGATATAACTCTTGAGAATTGTGTTGTAGCAGGGACTTTTATTCCATTATTAAATACTTGTAAATCCATATATCCGGCCGCCAACACCGTAATTGAAAATGCAGGTATCGATGATTACGCACGTATCTTCGAGCCTGCTTTGAATCTTGAGTCTCATTTCCCCGATCCTGTCCTTGATAAATACTGTAAATACTCGACGGCCGGACCGCACGAGTATCGCATGCCGGTGGAGGCAGTTGGTGCACGTGCGTTGAGATGTCGTGAGCGTGTGTCACGCAGGGAGGTTGGATTATGACATCCCTACAACAAGAAATATTTTTGATCATTTTGTCATTGATCGTGATTCCAACGTTGGCGTGGCTGGTGGCAAAAATTCTGACGAACGAAAAGGACATCATCAAAATTAAGGCCGACGTTGCAAAGATCGGGGAGCGAAATAATGAGCATCGGGAGTGG